TGGCGGCGTATTGCTCCGGAGCTGAAGCGCTTGGGATTGCTCACCAGTATCGACCGTGTGGCCTTGGCTGGTTACTGTCAAGCATACGCTCGTTGGAAGCAAGCGGAAGCCGTACTAAGCGCGAAGGGGCTGACGTTTGAGACTCCGAACGGCTACATCCAGCAACGTCCGGAGGTCTCTATCGCTCAAAAGTCCTTGCAGACCGTGCGAGCTTTCTGCGCCGAGTTCGGCCTGACCCCCAGCAGCCGGGGCCGAATGGAATTGCCGAATCGACAGGAGGATGATCTGGATGCCCTTCTCGAATGAAGCGGCCGATCGGGTGGTGAAGTTTTTTCGAGCGGTTGCTGGTCCACGTCAAGGGAGAGTGGGCCGGTTCACCATTCAAACTCATGGATTGGCAACGTGACGAGATCATACGGCCGCTGTTCGGGACATTGAATGAGGATGGGACACGGCAGTATCGGACAGCATACGTGGAGCTGCCACGGAAACAAGGCAAAAGTACTCTGGCAGCGGGTATCGCTCTCTACCTGCTTTTCATGGATGGGGAGCCTGGAGCTGAAGTGTACAGCGCTGCCTGCGACAGGGATCAGGCGAGCATAGTGTTCAACGTTGCAGCTGCGATGGTGCGGGCCAGCCCGCCTCTGGCTCTTCGTTGCAAGATCATCGATAGCCAGAAACGGATCATTGTGCCAAGGACAGCAAGCTTCTATCGAGCTATCCCGGCTGATGCGGCGAGTAGTCATGGCTTCAATGCCCATGGGGTGATCTTCGATGAGCTCCATGCACAACCGAACCGGGATTTGTGGGACGTGTTGAACACGAGCACCGGCGCGAGGCGGCAACCGTTACTCTTCCAGATCACGACTGCTGGGTATGATCGATATAGCATCTGTTGGGAACAACACGAATATGGCAGACAGGTCCTGAACGGAGTGATAGACGATCCGACGTTCTTTAGCTATATGCGATCGGCCGATGAAGATGATGATTGGACCGACCCCTCAGTCTGGGCCAAGGTCAACCCTGGTCTCGGGGTCACCGTGAAGAAGGAATACTTGCAGCGACAGTGTCAGCGGGCCCGCGAGGTGCCGGCCTATGAGAATACGTTCCGCCGGCTACACCTATGTCAGTGGACGCGGCAAGAGAGCCGCTGGCTACCTTTGGATAAGTGGGACGCCTGTGACGGCTTGCTGGACCTGGGGGAACTCCGAGGCCGACCGTGTTATGCGGGGCTGGATTTGGCCAGTACCACTGATATCGCTGCGCTGGTGCTTGTCTTCCCCGGTGAGGATGGCACCTATGACGTCCTGCCCCACTTTTGGATTCCCGAGGAGTCCATGAGGGAACGTAGCCGGCGTGATCGGGTGCCCTACGATGTTTGGGTGCGGGAGGGCTATATCGAGGCCACCGAAGGCAACGTCATCGACTATAGGGCCATCATGCAAACTTTGGACAAGCTGGCACAGCGTTACGACATTCGAGAAGTGGGCTTTGATCGTTGGGGAGCCACGCAGCTTGTGCAGGAGATACAAGACGCCGGGTTGGAGGTAGTCCCGATAGGTCAGGGATTTGCCTCTATGAGTGCGCCCACGAAGGAGCTACTCAACCTGGTGCTCAGCAGGCGCATCAGGCATGGGGGCAACCCAGTACTACGTTGGATGGCCGACAACATGGTGGTCAAGACTGATCCGGCCGGCAATATCAAGCCTGACAAGGGTAAGAGCACTGAGAAGATTGATGGCATGGTCGCGCTCATCATGGCGATAGACAGGGCCAGCCGTGCTCAGCCGCGCAAACGCTCTATCTACGAAGAGCGCGGTCTGGTGGTGGTTTGATGTGGCCCTTCTGGCGGTCATATGTGCTGTGCAAGCAGGCAATCGTGAACACCAAGACAGGCAAGGCATTTCAGGGTGTAATCTGGGCCCGGAAAGGGGAATATCTGGTGCTCCGCGATACTGAGTTACTCAGGGGCCGCGGGGAACGGTTATCAGTGGACGGTGAGGTAGTTGTGCCATTGAGCAATATTGAGTTTATCCAGCTGGTGGGGCGCGATGGCAGTGGTGCGTAGTTTGGGCGCGCTTGCCACGTTGGACGATAGCTGGTGGCCGATATTGAGCTACGGCTCGATGCGGATGTATGACGACCATTACCGCACCTATGCCCAGCTTTATCGCGAGCAGCCGAATGTGCGGACCTGCGTGGATTTTCTGGCTCGCAACATCGCGCAGCTGGGCTTGCATGTATTCCGCCGCGTCTCGGACACGGATCGGGAGCGTCTCAACGATCATCCATTGGCGCAACTGATCGCGATGCCTCTGCCGCCAGAATGGAAGGTTACGCGGTACCGGCTTATTGAGTCCTTGGTGAGCGATCTGGCGATCTATTTCAATGCATTCTGGATGAAGATCAGGACCTCACGAATGTATATCCTGCGTGTGCCGCCGGTGCTCGTCACTGTCAAAGGCAATCTGGTGCCCCGAGCTTATGAGATCAACTTGGCCAGTCAAGTGCTCAAGCTGGCGCCGAGCGAGATTGTGCATTTCCGTGGCTACAATCCGGAAAACGGGATCCAGGGCCTCTCACCGTTGGAGACGCTGCGCCGCATTCTCGCCGAAGAGCATGCAATGGGGGAATACAGGGAGAACTTTTGGCGCAATAGTGCACGTATGCACGGCATCATTGAGCGGCCACTTGACGCACCCGATTGGAACTCATTGGCTCGGGAACGGTTCAAGGCAGAATTCGAGGCCCTTTACAGCGGCGCTGAGAATAGTGGTCGCACAGCGATCCTCGAAGAAGGCATGACGTGGAAGGAAATCACCTTCAATGCACAGGAATCCGAATACCTGGGTGCTCGCAAACTAACGCGCGAAGAATGTGCCCGGGCTTATCACATACCTCTCCCGATGGTGGGCATCCTCGATCATGCTACCTACTCAAACATTGAGGCCCAGCACAAACATCTCTACCAGGATTGCTTGGGCCCATGGTTGGCCATGATCGAGGAAGAGATTGCGCTCCAACTATTGCCAGAGTTCGAGGATCACGAGAACGTCTATGTCGAATTCAACATCGCAGAGAAGTTGCAGGGCTCGTTTGAGGAACAAGTGCAGGCGCTCCAGGCCGCGGTGGGTCGGCCTTGGATGACCGCGAACGAGGCGCGGGCAAGGCTGAACCTGCCCAGTCTCGGTGGTGATGCGGACGCATTGGTAACACCCCTGAACGTTTTGGTTGGCGGCCAGGCATCCCCGCGAGATAGCGTGCCCAAGGCAGTACTCGCAACTAAAGCCAGCCGGGAATTGGATAGCACTCTCTGGGAGACTCGGCTTCGACATGAGGAGAAATGGCGGGAGGTATTGCAACACTATTTCCGGCGGCAAGAGAAGACGATCCTCTCCAGAGTGCCAGCCAAAGCTGTGCCCAGCATCGACAGTGTGTGGTTCGATGGCGAACGTTGGGACAAGGAACTAGCGGAGGACCTGTACCAGCTCAACGTAGCTACAGCCACGGTTTGGGCGCGGCACGTCGCCCAGCAATTGGCCGCAGAGATCATCGAGGAACTCTTATATGACTGGTTAAGCCACACATCTCGGATTGCAGCCACGGAGATAAACCGCGTTACGCGCGACCATGTCGAAGCTGCTCTCGGTGAGGATGACTACCGGGGTGCCGTGCGCGGCGTGTTTGAATCCGCATTGGCCACCCGGGCGGCTCAGATTGCCACCAGCGCGGTGACTAGGGCAAGCAACTTTGGCGCGAACGAAGCTGCCAAACAGTTGGGCCTGCACACTAAGACCTGGATTGTGAATAGTCGGAATCCGCGAGCATTGCATGCCGCTATGGACGGCGAAACCGTGGCCATCGGCGAGCGCTTCAGCAATGGCATGCTATGGCCAGGCGATCCGGCAGGCGGCGCGGAGAATAACGCCAACTGCCAATGCAGCGTGGCATTTGGGAGGTACTGATGCAACACAAAGCATATCCACTACATAGCTTCAAGGCGCTCGACGAGGCACAGGGTATATTCGAGGCCATCGTGGCTGTTTTCAATAACGTGGACCTATATGGTGACAAAATCATCCCCGGTGCTTTCAAGAAGAGCCTGGAACGATGGGCTGAGAAGGGCCGACCGATTCCGGTTATCTATTCCCACCAGTGGGAGAACCTGGATGCTCACATCGGGGAGGTATTGGAAGCAAGGGAAGTCGACGAGGGCTTGTATGTGAAGAGCCAACTTGAGATCGACGAAGATTTTGCCCGGCGTGTCTGGAAAAAGATGCTGAAGGGTACGCTGGCTGAATTCTCCTTCGCGTATGACGAGGTAGATGCCAAGATGGTAGATGGCGTCCGCGAGTTGCGTGAGTTGGAGCTTCTGGAAGTGGGCCCGTGCCTCGTGGGGGCGAATCGGGAGACGCAGTTGATCAGTGTCAAAGACATCGAACTCAAGCCCTATCCAAACGAACATGCGTGTCGTTTGCGCGATCCTGGCGATTTTCAAGAAGACAGTTTCCGACGGACGACACGAGAGCATGACGGCAAGCAATACTCTGTCATTATGGGCCGGCTCAAAGGCGAGGATACTATGACCGAGCAATCATACCGCTATCCCAAAGACGATTGGTCGGTGGAGTCGGCACGATCACATTGTCGGTCCCACGATGGCAGTTTTGAGGCGGCGGCCGAGAAGGTAGGTGCGCGCCATACGCAGAAGGAATACGAGGCACTGCAGACGATTCACGACCTGGCAGTTGAACTCGGCGCCAAGTGTGCCGAGCGAGCTGGAGATAGCGAGGGTGAGGGTGCCACCGAAGGCAAGGCCGGGAGCGGTAAGCCGAGCGGGCCGTCACCAAGTACTCTCGCTGCTCGGGTAGCAATCGAATTGATGGAACTAGGCGATGAGGAGGGTTCACAATGAACCTCAAGCAATTGCAGGACCAATTGAAGACGATCCTTCTCGCGGCGAAGGCCATATGCGAGAAGGCGGAGAGTGAAGATCGAGATCTGACTGCAGAAGAGCGGACTGCGATCGAGAAGCACTTCAAGGACGCAGCGGATCTCAAGGCGAAGATCAAGCAGGCCCAAGACGATGCAGCCATGATGCAGCAGTTCAACGATATGCTAAG